TGGTTAGCAAAATGTTCAATATTCATCTGACTATTATACCATAACAAAGTTTAAATGTACACTATTATTTTTCAGGCTTGGTATTAGACCATACCTCTAGATACACAAAATCTAGTAGGCTTCGATTATTTAGGTGTGAAGGTGCAACCCAGCCTTCTGGCTTAATTAGATCTGGAAGTCCAAGCGGGTTCGGTCGTGATGCCTTAATACCAACCTTCTTCTTCATGTTAGCATCGAGTACTTCATCCCAGGCTGTATAGGCGTCAACATCGAATGCATCTAGCGTACCAATAGCAACAACACAAAGATCAATCAATGCGTCGATAGCATCATCAGGCGAAGACGCATCTTCTAATTCCTTTAATTCTTCACGTAGAAATCTAATTCTAAACTTTAGAAATTCTAGCAACTGAGGACCTGTGAGTCGGTCAACAGCTTTATTCATATCGTAATGCTCATGCATTTCCTTGATATCCCGTACCCAGTCTTTAGACATAATGTAATTCCTTTTGGTTAATCCAATGTGGTGGTTGACGGTTTGTCCATTTATGAAGCTTAGACTTAGCTTGTTTGTAATAATTGCGGTAGTTCAAAACAGGATGGTTATGTACTACGTATTCCTTCGGCATTGCCAAAAGAATCTCTGTACGGTCAAAATTCTTCAAATTAAACGGTGGGCTCTGAAGATCATACAAAAGAGCAGAAGACTTATGCTTCTTGCCATATCGGTGAGTATACTCATCCAGTAGAGCAGCAAAATGCTCTACAAGCCACCAATAATTCTCAACCGAAGTCCTAGTCCATACATTAGACGGATGGTTAACATGAGTTGCCTTATAAAGAATGTCCTCACGGTGATCTGGCAATGCCCAATGCTTTTTCTTATGCTTAGGTCCCTGAATGACACTCATTGTACCATCCATGACCCTATGTGCAGTAGACAAAAGCTGAGCCGACTCAACGATCATCTTTACAACGTGCTTATCAACCATCCATTGGGCTGATTGCACAGGCGAATCGTCAATATAGAAGATATTAATAGTGAGGTCCTTCTTCCTGCATTTTTTTGTACGAATAAACCCAATCTACACCATAAGTTGGGCATACGAAAATAATATCCGGTAGACCATCGGTCGCTACCATACCAGCTTGTCCGGAAATAAAATACGCACCAGTCTTATCAGGGATAATATGCTTAAGTATAGTCCTTAGCTTTTCGTGCCTAACCTGAAGATCAAAATACTCAGTCTTAAGCTGCTCTAGTTCTTGTTCCAACGACATCGACTGCCTTTGCCCTTCTCTTAAAAGACTTCCATTTGTTTAGTGCTGAATCCTTGTGGTGCTTACTTGCCTTCTGATAGAACACCTGACCATCAAGATGATCTAGTTCATGCAGAAAGCACCGAGCAGTCATACCTGTAAACTGCTCAGTTCGTGTATCACCATTTGGAAGCTGGAATCGTACACGAATATGCCGTGGACGCTTGACCTTGACAAATAGACCAGGATAAGAAAGACATCCTTCTTCTAGGACAATCTGCTCATCACCAGGAGTAACTAGCCTGGGATTGAAACATACAAGATTCTCAGGTGAAGCTCTCATCGCAAAAATACGATAAGGAACGCCTACCTGATTGGCCGACAAGCCAATACCATTGTGATCATACATACACTTGACCATATCAATAGCAAACTGAGTAGGGTCAAATGGCGGAGCTGCGAAATCAAATTCATGACATACAGTCTTTAGGATTTCGTCTGTGTACGGTACTAGTTCCATTTTAATCTCCGAATACCATTCTAATATATACTGGTTTATCGAGTTTGTACATATTTTTAATCATGTTAAGTGTCCCTGTTGACTTACCGTCCCATAGGATAATAGCGCAATCCGCTTCTTCAGCCATTTTGGCGTTACGAATCAGCGGAGCAACCTTAGGATTAGGAATATTATAATCAGGTAGATACCTGGTCACTGGAACTTCGTACAACCTGGCCCAGTCTTCACCTAGAGTATCTACACCAAGTGCACCACCAGAAACAACTTCGGTGATGTCAAATCCAGATGTAGTAATAGCCTTGTTTAGCTCTAGTCTAGATGTAATACCCCTAGAGCCTGCAATTACTGTTTTCATGATTTTAAATCGCCGTAATCTACTGTGATAGTATTTTTAGCATGTGAATATACACATTCGACTAGTTTATCTTCATATGGATGCTTAAATGAAACGGCGAACCCGTCTGTACCCATTCCTAACATATTGCATTCATCTACAAAATTAGGATTATACCACATATTGACATAACGTTCTGGTACTTGTTGGCCAGTTGCCCGATCAACATAAGCTGCCATCTTCATCTGTGCTAGTGGTTTATACGTTCCCCACTTCTTCATATAAAGCTCGGTTACTTCTTCAAAATAGTTAATCCAATCATAGTAAACCTCTGCATCAGGCATTTTAGCCAAACTCTCTGAAATGATATTTTTCATATCAGCTTCAAATGAAATGTTGTGTGCAACGGCTGGTACTGCTGCAACAAATGAAGCAGTAACAGAACCTACCAAAAAATTACGTCTTGAATTAATCATTTTCCATCACACTGGCAGATTTCGCAAGGATCATGATCCATATATGCCCAGTCACCAGACAAAGAGCAATATCCGCGGACCTTCCTGCGCTTGACAATCTCGTTCCATAGGCGATCGATTGTCATCTTCCAGTAATAAAAAGTAAAACCAATGTCGTTCATCATTGTGCTGCAACCATCTTAGAGAAATTCTTAACCTTCACGAATTTAATAGCATGATCAAACTTATCGATCATTGAGTCAGATTTATGTGAGATAATAAATGTGTTAGTGTCCTTTATCATGTTAGTGATCAACTTCATGAATTCATCTGAACCATTATTGTCCAACGAAGAATCCATAACTTCATCCATAATTAATATGTTCGTATTAATAGAGTTACGTAGCTTGGCAACAGTCCTCCATGTAAACAACACAGCCAGATTAAGACGCATCTTTTCGCCCTCAGAGAATGAAGCATATGTGAATTCATCTCTGAATCGGGACTTAATAGTTTCTTCGAAGTTTTCGTTTAACTGGAAATCGACGAAGAAATCTAGGGCTGACAGGTACTTGTTGATCAGCTTATTAATACGTGGGATATACTGGCGGATAATTCTTGATTTAATACCGCCGTCCTTCAGGAGCATTGAAGCTGCTGTGTAAATTTCCTGATCTTCGTACAACTGCTCTAGTTTTGTGTTTAGAGACTCAATTTCCTTGTTAATGTCACCAAGTTGCACTGAGGTAGAAGACTTAACCTTAGACTTGATTTTAGTGATCTCTTTCTTCAGAGAATTAGTATAATCCAGCCATGTACGAATAGAATGTGACAAAGAAGTATCACGTACTTCGTAGTTAAGGATTTTGGTTTCTACGGCAGTATATTCATCAATATTTGCCTTTACTGCTTCGATTTTTTCTTGTAGCTGCGCGATGGTTTCGTTAATGCTCGATATTGTTCCAACGTGTTTGCTGATATGATCTTTCTTAAATTCTTCATCGATTGCTTGAGAGCAAGTCGGGCACTCTGGATTGCGTCTGAGGAACTCAATGTTTTCATTTAATGCCGATACCTTCGCGTTAAATTCAAGTCTAAGATTAGACAATTTAGACAGTTTAGTCTTCAGCGGATCACGGGCTTTTAGCTCAGCCTTTAGCTCAGCAACCTGGCCAGCAATTTCATTCTTTTCTTTTTGGGCTTCATCAATTAGAACAAATGTATCCTTGATGATATCGTTCTTTTCATCGATAATGATCGAATCATTTGACATCTGCTCAACCAGATGCTGCTTGATCAACTCAGCCTTTTCTTTGGCAAGTCTGATCTCCAACTGCTTGGTCGTAATAGCTGATTCAGTTAGGCCTAACTTATTCTTGTTAATGATATTCATATCAGAGAATACCTGAAGGTCAAGAAGATCTTCTGTGATTTCACGACGCTGGCCGGTTGGCAGCTGCATAAATGGTACGAATGATGCAGAGCCAAGTACTACTACCTGACAGAACGACTTGAAATTAACCTTGAGAATATGCTTCTCTAGGTGTTCCTGATAGTCCTTGTTATCAGCATCCTGGTTGATCAGTGCATCATTCTGATAGATTTCGAATACATTAGGCTTGATACCACGAATAATCTTGAATTCGTTAGTACCAATACTGAATTCGATTTCAACCAGGCAATTTTTACGTGTGATAGAGTTAACCAGCTGAGGCTTGTTAATCTTTCTGAACGGCTTACCAAACAACACAAATGTCAGGGCATCCAGAAATGTAGACTTTCCTGCGCCATTTTCACCGATGACCAATGTAGTTGAATGAGTATCAAGCCGGATTTCAGTAAACACATTACCGGTTGACATGATATTCTTATATCTTAAAACTCTGAATAAAATCATTTATCCATTCACCGTTAATGCTTCATTATAAAGTTCCATCATTACCCTCTTCAGCTTCGACTTATCTAGGCCAGGGTAATCGATAGAGTCTACATACTTATTACAAATGTCGATAGTGTTCTCACTTTCATCGACAATTTCAAAATCCTCGGTTGAATCAAGGTTGAAATGATCTTCAACAGTCTGGAGTTCAATTACCCCGGTTGCTTCGATTTTATCAATGAACGTATCAAACAGATACGGGTTAGTCTTGTTCTTGACAATAACCTTTACGATGCTGTTCTTATATTGTGAATAGTCAGCCTTTGTTACATCAGACGGCTTAAGAGCGGTGTCGTCGTATACGATCTTCTTAAAGATGCAGAGAGGATTTACAATGTATTCTAGCTGAAGCGTTTCGGTGTCGAATATATGGAACCCACGATCATCATTATAATCCGACCAGGTATATTCACATGGTGCGCCGAGATAGGTGACATTTCCTGATTGAGACTTCGTATGATAATGACCAGAAAATACCCTATCGAATTTATTAAATGACACAGGATCCATACCACCGTGTGACGGCAATCCCTTGTACATTTGGAACCCGGACAACTCTAGATGACCAAACACAGTAGTGGCTGAAGTCTTGGCCATCATGCTGAATGTGTGTTCACGGTTGTCGTCACAAATCCATGGCACAAAGAGTACAATGTGACCATCAAAATCAATTTCTGTGGCCTTAGTGTATGCCGGGAAAGGCACACCAAGATTCATGTACGAGTTGACTTCATTTGTAGTCTTATAGTACGTGTCATGGTTACCGATAATCTGGTGATAATCAATTCCACGGTCAATCATCGGCGTAAAGAAGTCAGACTTCATTCTTTCTGCTGTGTAGATATTAATGAACTTGCGTCTATCTACCAGGTCGCCTAAATGTACTACGTTCTTGATGTCATTTTTGTCTAGGTACGGGAAGAATACTTCTGAATAAAACTGGTTGAAATAATCTAGGAATTTAACATTATCACCTCGAATACCCCAGTGAGTATCCGAAATTAAAGCCACTTTCATTTAGAATGCCTTCTTTTTAGCCTTAGGAGCAGGTTCATTATTACGGGTCTTGGTCAGAGCAGCCGTGCACAAGTCAGCTATAGCCTTTACCTGCAAGGTATAGTTATGGCGTTCATTAGCAGAAGTAGCAGTCAGAAGCTTACGGACAGTATCCTTAATGATATCCGGAATAAGATGTGAGTTATTCATGTTTATTGTCCTTTCTTAGCAGCCGCCTTTTTCTTCTTAGCTGCCCTTTTGTCTTCAAAGTTTTTAATAACAGAGTGTGACTTATCATCACCTGAATCCGTATCAACACCAAACTCCCCCATCAAATCATTCATAACAAAAGAATTTTCCATGTTCTTATGTTTGATGTAAGTCTCTTTATTCTCTTTTTCAATACGCCTTAGAAAGGCATTCCACGAAATCTGAGAAAAATAACCAAATGGGTTAGCGTTCTTATTAGGATTAAAATTTCTGATTGACATGATACAGTTTTCGATGCCATCAGAAATCATCTCCTGAACCCACGAGTACCCAGAGAAATTAGGCCTAGTGCCCATCTTCGTACAAAGAAGATGTATACACTTCCCAATATATTCAGGAATGCGTGGTTCAGATGTTCCGTTTTTCTTAGCAGCCTTTACGTCTTCTAGATATTTACACAACGCTGCATAGAAATCTGGGTTGTTGATGTAATTTTTCTTGCGTGGCTTCTTTTTAAGCGGTACGCTTACTATATCTGTCATGTATCAATCTTTACCTTATAGAATTTATACGGGAACTTTTCAGCTGCGTATATCTTCACTCTTTCTACGAAATGTAAGTATGTGTAATTCTTCTTAGACTTCCATGATAGGTCGTCTGAAATATCGTATAATGTAGCAGTCGTCTTTGCATCAGATACTCGCAGTGAGCGGCCGATCGACTGTAGATTCGTAATCTTAGACTTGGTCGGCGATGCCAGAATCACCGAATGAAGGTTCTTAATATTAATGCCTGTAGAGAACGTCTTGTACGATGCCACAATGATGGCATTTTTCTGTGTTTCTACAATTGACCTAATAGCTTCACGATCTGAACCGTCCACCGATCCGTCGACATAGTGGACAGGACGTCCCTTTGCCTCAGCCATAATTAGGTCGCGTAGTATTATACCATGTTTGTCGACAAATTGAAACAACAATAAGCTGTTTCCTGATAAAGAAAGTGCTAAATTTTTAATGAAGTTGTTTCTTGCTTCATTTCTTACCAAATAATCGATTTCATCTTGGTACGATGCTTTAGTCATAACCTTACGTACTGAATCAGGATATGAAAGCATAATGCATTTAATAGAAATTTCAGCCAACAGCTTTTTCTCAATAAGCTGAGCCGTAGTAACAACTTGCTTAACCGGACCGAAAAGACCTTCTAGAATAAGGTGATGGCATTGCGAACCATCCAGAGTACCGGTAAATCCAAACTTATGCCGTACATTATCAGTCTTGGACATGATCGATACAAGCGATTTAGCCTTGAACAAATGGGCTTCGTCACCTATAACCACATCAAACTGATCAAACCAGCTCGACGGTTGCTTATAAATGGATTGCCATGTCGTGACGATTATTTTTGCTTTTGTATCATGCGACTGGCCAGCATGTATCTTATGCGTGTCCTCAGGATATCCTGCGTATTCATCGAAGTCCGATGCCATCTGATGGACCAGAGACACGGTTGGTACGATGATCAGAGTCTTAGAATTATAATATCTGGTTAGTAGATAAATGATAAATGACTTACCAGAAGCTGTTGGTGACAGGAATAATGCACGTCCTCTTCTTACGCCGTGCACAAATGGCATAAGCTGATGCTCTCGAGGAGTCAGCTTGAACTTGGCATCTGTAATAAATTCTTCGGCTTCTTTTAGAGAAAATTGTGAGTCGGCAGTCTCGAAATCATAATCGATAATGTATTGTCTATCTTTAGCAAACTTCTCTAGATGAGTACGAAGACCACAGTAAAGAAGTCCATGGAAGACGTTGAAAATACGAATTTTCCCATCCCATACCTTGTTACGATATGCTGGTGAAAATTTAGCCCCTGGAACATCGAACGTAAAATAGTCCGATATCTCGTGTGCTACGCCTGGATCACATACTATACGATCATAGACTTCTGAATGTTTGACGACTCTGATTGACTCCATTATCCTCCCATCACGAATTTCATATGAGCTAATGCATTAGACAAAATATAGGACCTATTCATAAGCGTCTTAATAATAGACTCTAGAAGTTCAATTTTTTCCTGTTGTATTCCAATTTTGATTGACAACTGAATAATCTCGTCATCAGCATCCATATACATTGGAATATCTGACTTAAGAATCATACCAGATGGAGGCAATTTCCATCCCTTTTCAATCTGCTCTTTGGTTGGTCCTTGAGTGTAAAACTCATACTTTTCAAGTTTCAACCGTTTCATATCTGCATCTAGTGAACGCCACTTAATACGTTCTTCTGTCAGCATCTTCATATATTTATGGTGCAATGATGGTATCTTAATAGACTCTTTGGCAATTTCAGTTTCGTCTATTGATACATCTGATTGCCAATGGTTATATAATTGTTCAATGGACGACATATATACTCACACATTGTTTTTTACTGATACCAGTATTATACAGCACCTTGTGAGTGTTGTACATAAAAAAATGCGGTTTACATAGAATTAATTGTGTAAAGCTTGTACTCGAAGTCGACTGTTGCTTGCAAAAAGGTTGCGTCTTCGCTGGTCGTGTTAAAAGTAACACCTCCTAGCTTTGTTGGCCAGGCATCTTCAAACACTACTTCATAGTTAAGTCTGCGGTTCGAATTTAAAATCATTAGTGTAATATCAGAATAAACCCCGGCGCCGGAATAAATTCCTTTAGACGAGATTTCTGCATACTGGTCATAAGAATGAGGCTTACCTAGCGCAATCATCCATCTAAAGACTTCTAGGTAGTTTTCTAGATCTTCGTCAACCTTGAAGGTAATTCTGACCGAATCAAAAGTCAAATGATCACCAGGCTTTGGTAGTACCAAATGAGGCGTAGGTACATTGACTCTAGGCAACGTCAGATCTGGTAACGGGATTTCTTGTGCGAAAAAATTAAGATGTGGTGATCTTTTGATATAGAACTTCCAATTGAATGGAGTCATAAAGTTCTTGTTTTCAGGGGTATTCTCTATTGCCATATAACTTTCCTTAGAACTACAAGGCTATTTATGAATAAAAAATGGGGCTCACAAGGAGCCCCATTTTAAGTTAATCAGTTTTATCTGATTTTTTGATTCTCATGTATTTATAAAATGACAGATATTGAAGATATACCGTATTTTTGTATTGAGCCACCAGTTTGAGCTGCTTTAAATAATGAAACGTATGGGATACCTTCTGATTTTCCATATGATTTTAATCCATGAACTATATGCTTGGATCCATCTCTTATAATATGATATTTTTTTGAATTGGATACGGATAACTTTTCTTTAGATTCTTGTTTAATAATTTTACCTTTACCAGATTTAGATAATTTGGCTCGATGCTCCGGTGACATCTGTTTATTTTTCCAATAACCAACTCTTCCGTTTTCATACGACTTTTTACCAGACTCAGATATTTTTGATTTATGATCTTCTGGTAAAGTAGAACCAAGTTTAGCTTGCGATAATTTTTTAATATGTTCATCAGAAAATGCTTGACCTGTTTCCTTTCTTTTTTTATAAAAATTGGCTTTTTTTGTTTTAGAAATTTTATCTCCAATATCTTTCAAAGGAACCTTTCTTGGATCTGGACGGCCTTTTAGGGATTCTGATATTTTTTCTCCGATTGTTTTTCTTGAATCTGGAAATGTGTGCCATAGATTAGTTGCGACAATTCTTAAATTATAATATTTAATATTTAATTCAGACTCGTTTATCATATTAAGCCATCTTTGTTCTTCTTTTATAAGGTCTTCTCGTGAAGAAACAACATATGATAAAATTCTACGTTTAAAATCATTAGGTCTAAGTTTATATGCTCTATTCATCCATACAGAAGAACAGACATAACCATCATCTTTTGTTCCCCAGTGAGAACCAATATAGTAACGTTTTTTTAATTTATCATACCAAATATATACAAATCCAGACATTATTTAAGCATCCATACAGCTTCTATTTCTAATAATCCAGCCCTAGTAGGATGTGGATCATGCGCTAATTCTCCATTCCACATAATAACAATGTGTTTGCATCCTCTAGCCGCCGGCCCGGAAGCTAAATAATAGCCAGTTAATTTAGGGGCGTGTTCCCATGGACCATGCAACATAATAGGATTAACTCCATGATCTCTCATGAATTTTTCCCAAGTTTCATACCAGTCTGAACCTGGTTCATTAAAAACAAAATGCGGAACTTCTTTTCTGTCTAATTCTAAAATAGAAGCGGTTACTGCTCTAACGCAATCACCGACTTCACCTTTGTCATAAAAAAATTCCTGATCAACTGGTTTCATATTATCCTCTTTATTATTTACTATTGCGTATTTATAATATTATTTATGCAATAAAAAAGCCACCGAAGTGGCTTTTTTGCAAAATATTAATTCGTATTAACCCAAGAGGTTGTTTACAATCGTACGACGGTAGTAAACGTTGGTGTTCAATGTAAGAGCACCGTTACCTGCAGTTAGACCCTGCGCGAATGGATTAGCAACCATACCGTAGCGGGTCTTGAAACCTAGCTTAGGCTGGAAGGTTGACTGATCAACCGCACGCACCATCTGTAGAGGAACGTATGGGCAATAGAAGAGACCGGCGTCGAACGCTGAAGTTCCCTTGTAGCCGATTGTTAGATAGTTACCACCGATTGCGTATGGATCGATATAAACCTTGATGCGTCCGTTAAGAACACCAGCAAACGTGTTGCCTGTGTCATCAACCTGAAGGCTGTTGTTTAGCGCAGGTGTGTAATCAAGAACACCAGCCATCTGCAATGCTGACGCTACGTCAGAAGAACAGATCATGATGTTACCCTTACCACGACGGGTCTGCTTAGCGATGATGTTAGACTCACGCTCTAACTGGAACATCAAGCCCTTGAACTTTTCAACCATCCAACGGCCGTTTGAGTCCGTATCCAAGTCGAATACG